AGCCGATTAAAAGAATTAGGGGTTGACCCATGGAGCTTATAATGGGCGCTTTCGATGATCTTGTTCCAGGGGGTAGTCAAGCTCCTGCGTCTGGTAATGCTTTTGCAGATCTTGTACCCGAAAAGAAAGGTTCATACCTTTCCGGGGACCAAGGACTTGTGCCGGATGTTGCGGAAGATATCGGTAAAGGTATTTACTCTGGAATCGTGTCCGTTCCTCAAGGGATCACGGAACTTGGTGCTTTAGGTATCGACGCTGCGCTAGGAACAAACACTTCTAGGTCAGTGACCGAGGCGTTTGAATCCATTAAGCCTGAGATGGGTGCCGCCGGGGAAGTCACCGAGGATCTCGTAGCGTTTGGCGTGGGCTTTATTCCTATTGCGGGCTGGCTGGGTAAGGCTAGTCAAGCTGCGAAGGCTGCAAACGCAGGGAAGGCGCTGTCTACCGCAGGGCGGGGTAAGTTCACAAAGTCCGCTATTGAATACGGTTCCTCAAAGGTCGGCAGAAACACTCTCAAGACTTGGAAAGGTCTAGCAGGTTCCACGGCGGTTGGGACACTGGGGTACAGCACTGCCGTATCAACGGATGGTCGAGCCACCGCATCTGACAACTTTGATATAATGCCTAGTATACTGCAGACAGAAGAAGACACTGGACTAACGGGGCGCAAAGAAGCAGGCCGCAGGTTCCGGAACAAGTTTGCGGTTGGTGCGGAAGACGCTCTTCTTAGTCTTGGATTTGATGCCGCCTTAAAAGGTGCCGCAGTTGGATCTAAGTTCTTGGGGCAGACAGAGACGGGCGCGGCTTTGGCTCGGGGGTTACGTTCTGTTCCGTCAAAGACGGGCGGAGCCTTCATGAAAACCCTGGAGACTATCGACAAACCTCTTGCAGACAAAACCCGCGGCGGGCTGCAAGCGGCCAACCGACAGTTCCAAAAATACTTCTCGGCGTCCGGCGGGGCCGACACCAAGCTGTATGAGACGACACAAGATGCCCGTGCAAAAGCAGACATGTATGAGCGGCTCGGGGTAAAGGCGGCGGAAGACTGGTCAAAGGCATCTAACGAGTTCTTGAAGGCTGCGAAGCTAAAGAACAATACTCCGGTGGGGGCGCAGAAACTAGAGACAAGCCTGCTCGACTTCTTGATGGGGAACACCAAAGCTCTGGACGAAATTGGAGACGAGAAGCTCCTCAAAGCTGCCAACAAGATGGTGGATATCCGGTCCTCATTGGATGACGATATTATCACGCAGTTGGAGATGCAGATCGGCGTCAAGAGAGATCCCGTCACAAAAGCAGAAATTATTGATCCCGCTACAGGCAGGCGGCAGCTAGAAGACGCCATTACACCAGGGCAAATCACGGCAGCTAACGCTCTGAAAGAAATGACATCTGCGCAAAAAGCTCAGAATGGCTACCTGCGACGCATGTTCCAGCGGTACACGGACCCCAAATCTTTTTACGACAACTTAGATCTGACTTCTAAGGGCTTTGATGATGCTGTCAGCGAGGTAGCGTCCCTGTTTGCAAAAGGAACAGGTCGCGCAGCGGACCAGAATGATCTAACCAAAGCGCGTCGTATTGTGTATGACTCTCTCGGCTTACAAGGCTTGGCTGGACTACCTCCAGAAAGAGCCCTGGCGAACAAGATCAAGTCTATCAAAGAAGGTGCGAAAGGAAACTTTGGCGGCTTGGTGGCGAAAGAACGTCCCGTCCTGAAGTCCATAGACGATATCTTTGTAGAGAGAAAAGAAATCTTAGAGAGCAGTCCTAACCTCCGCAAGTTGTTGGGTGAATTGACTGAGCCTCTTGAAATCTACAAACGCACCGTTAATGACATGGCCCAGGCCAACGCCGCTGCGGACATGTACGCTGGGATGAGAGCCCAAGGCCTTGTGTCCAACCTGTCGGACGGGTTGAACAAAGTTGCAAAGGGCGGTCGCCCTGCAATTATAGAAATGCCAGACTCACTGAATCTAACAAGTGAAGCATACGACAAAGCGATGCAGCCTTTCAGAGACATTGCAAGGGAACAAAATATTGGTGTTCCTATGTCTGTGGAAGACGCCGCAGGCCGTACAATAGATAATCCAAACTATGTACGCGCGGAAGATGTCGTTCAGCAATACGCGCAAAGTCTTCGAGACGCTGGGTACAGACAGTTGGGCGACAGCAAAGACATTCAACACGTCTTTGGTGGGGCTTACGGGGATCTGACAGGGATGTTCGTGTCTCCCGAATCTTTCGGGGCGCTCACCGCACCTTTGAAACTTGGCTCTGGGGCCTTGGCCGAAGTCACAGGCATTCTTTCTTCTATGCGATCCTTGTCTCAGAAGATGACAATCGTTCCAAACCCTGGTGCGCAGGTTCGTAACATCGCAGGCAACCTTGGGATGCTTGCAGCCAACGCTAATCTGGGCCGGGACACCGACTTTACAGATATGTTTAAGATATTTACATCCAGCCTCGACACTCTGGATGATTTAGGTCTAGAGCGTCTGGCTAAGAAGATAAGTCTTACTGGCGTTGCGGACACAAGTTTGATCACTCGTGCGCTAAAAGAATACAGAAACGCTGGTAAAGACCTGACGATCTCAGGAAAAGTTTCTAGCGGGATAGACTACTTCGAAAACAAAATCCCTTTCATGAAACTGTTCGAGCGGGTCTATGGTGAGTCGGATACTTTCTTTAAGGGTCTTTCCCTTCTTGGAGAGGAAAAGAAACTTCGCGGAGCGTTTGCGAACTCCGGACTTAGCGAGAACGACCCCAGCATTTTGTTGGCGTTGAAAGAAAACAATCTTTCCAAGCGAGACGCAGGGGCTACTCGTCTCACAGACGGGCTTGATCAGATTGAGGTCATAGCTGGAGACATTGTAAAAGATACAATGCCCATCTACCCACGAGTAGGCAAAGCTGTCCGCAGTATCGATATGGTTCCTATCTTTGGTAACTTTACATCGTTTGCGTCAGAGAACATCCGCAACTCTGTTAACATCTTGGATCGCGGCTTGAAGGAGATGTCTTTTCAGATTTCTCCAGAGCTAAGAAAACAAATCGGAGAAGAAAAAGCGGCGGCGTTCGAAAAGCAAATGCGGGCTATGGGTGCGCAGCGGTTAATGTCCTACGCTTCCGTTGCTACGCTTCTTCCGCAGGCCATGGTCAAAGGTTCGATGATCGCGACGGGTACAACTCCGGAAGAGATGGCCGCACTTCGCCAGCAAATCCCTGAGTACATGGATGGACATGATCTTACTATACTGAGCAACAACAAAAAGGGTAAGATAGATTACATCGATCTCAGCTACGTTAGCCCTTACGCCTTTGTCCTTGATCCTGCCCGCGCAGCGATCCAGAGGTACAATGAAGCGGGGCGGCTTGGTAAGAGTGAAGCCGAGCAGATTCTAAGTGGCGCATGGCGTGGGCTTGAGATGTTTGCAGAGCCGTTTGGTTCTGAATCCATGATCTTTGAGCGTCTGCGTGATGTTCTTCCAAGCGAAGGTCTTTTTAGTGCGGGTGTAGGCCGCGGAGGCAAGACTGCCACAGGGGCTCCCGTGTATGCAGATACAGAAGCATTTGGCTCTAAGTTCTCCCAGGGTGTTAAGCACATGCTTGGCGGCGTTATCCCATCTTACTTCCGCCTCGGTGTTGAAGAGCGTGGCGGCGAGTTCGTTCCTGGTCGGCTGTACCGCGGAGTGTTTGACATGCCAGGGCCACGCGGCGAAGAATACAACGTATACAAAGAAGGCGCACGGCTTGTAACAGGTTTCACACCCATGAGAGTGGACCTTCAAAACGACTTTGCCTTCAAAGGTTTAGAGTATGGACCGCGCAGGACTGACGCTAAGACTACTGCTACTCGTGTGATACAGCAGGCTGACTCTACTTTTGAAGACATGAACGCAGCGTACTCAACGTACCTGGACAACCTGTACCGGGAGCAAACGAAACTGTACTCGGACATTCAGGCTGCTCGTAAGCTCGGATTGTCCGACACAGACATCCGACGCAACCTTGTGAATGGCGCAAACATGAGCCGCTCCGAGGTTAATACTATCATGAAAGGCAAGTTCTATCCTACGGCAGCGTCCCGTGAACTCGCCAAAGATATCAACGCCGCGCGTAAAGCGGAGGGTAGATCTTTCTCCGAGGAACGTGTTCCGTTTGGTTCGTTTAACCGGATGGCCGCGGACCGACTTAACGAGCCTCTCGGTGGTTCGGGAAGTGCAACGCCTGCTCCGTCTGCGGCTCCCGTGCTTCCAAGATCTAATCCGTTTTCTGATCTGATCCCAGGTTCGCAGGGTTCAGTTCCAAGATCTAATCCGTTTTCTGATCTGATCCCAGGTCCGCAGGGCAGCTTACCGCAGCCTGTGTTTGCACCAACCCAGGCTCGTGCGCCTGGGCCCGTGGACCCTGCTCTGTTGGGGGACAATCCGTTTAGCGCAGCGGCTAATGCACAGATTGCGAACCGCCTTGGGTAAAGCCTGGGTCAATGTCAATTGACATTGATACCCCCACCCCACCAAACAGCTTAATTAATTCGTCGCAGTACGCTTCTGTTTCCTCAAGTATGTCCGCGTCTCTGGTCATGGCTGCAAGGTTCAAGGTCATGCCCACCATTTCCATCAGGTGATATACTTGCATAGGATGCATGTCGCGTAGTCCAACCGTTTTCATCTTATCAAGTTTCATTCGATCTCTCCCCAGTTATCCTTGAGTTCATCGTCTACCTTAGAGGGAACCTTCAAGACATCAGACAGCCCATTTTCCATGATGTCCTTGATGCGCTTCGCTTGTTCGTCACTCTCTACTGAGAAGCATAGTTCATCATGGACCGTGAGCATAGGCAAAAGTCCCTCTGCATAGCAGTCAGCCATTGCCTTCTTGGTTTGATCCGCAGCCGAACCTTGGATCAGTTTGTTTAACGCCTTGTAAGTAAAGGCTCTTCTGAGTGGCTGCCCATATTCCTTCATTGCAGCTTCGTATTCCAGCGGCTTGCTGTACCCAAAGGTCCGAGGCTCCCACATGTTGAACCTGCAGCGCCGCCCAAGCAGGGTCCGGATCTGCCCTGTCTTTTCCGCCTGCCTGCTAGCTAAGTTAGCTAAGTTCTTAACGAACGGAACTTTGTCCTGATGCTTCTGCAATAGGTCGCCAGCTTCCTCAGTACTTATACCTAGTTGATCCCCGAGCTTGCCCTTACCCATGCCGTACATGATGCCGAGGTTCACGACCTTGGCCTCCTTGCGGGTGATCCCAGCCAAGTCTGCCACCATCTGGTGCAGGTCAACGTCACCTGTGTTGTACTCTTCGACGATGTTATCGACGATGGGGTGTTTGTTCTCCCCCTTCAGGCTTGCTGCAAAGTGGACCAGTAACCTCGGCTCTTGGCTTGAGTAGTCGAACGACCCCCACTTGGTGCCCTCTTCCGGAAGGAACAGTCCGCGGATCAGCTTCTTGATCTCTGGGTCCCGAGCCGGAATCTGCTGGAGGTTTGGGTTGGACGAAGAGAATCGCCCGGTCACCGTGCCTCCGCCATCAGAGCGAAGCTGGTGGAACTCGCAATGGATGCGGCCCTTGTGCTCGTGCTTGAGGATGGAATCGATGAAGCTAGTTTCAGCCTTGTCAAACTCCCGCAGCTTCATAATCATCTGCGCAACGGGGTGCGAGTTGGCACTGAGCCACTGCTTGGTGAAGGAAGGCACCCCAGACTTACGGAGAAGGTCCCCCTGTGCGTCATCCGATGTTGGATAGACCAACCCTAGTTCGTCGAATACCGTAGCCACAGAGGCCGCTGCCCAAGGCTCTACCTTGATCTTGGTCTGGCGATAGATCTCGTCCTTGATCTCCTTGCTCTTCTTCTTGAAGTAGCCCTTGGCTTGTTCCGCCTTGTCCAGGTCAACCCGCACACCAAGCTGGCGCATGTCGCACATCATAGGAATGAGGCTGGTCTCTAGGTTCCATATGTTCCAGAGGTCTTGCTGGTCTAGCTCGATCTTGAGCCTCTCCCACAAGCGCAAGGTCATCCCTGCATCCTGCTCGGCGTAGCGCCCAACAAACTCAGGCGGCAGCTTGTACATCTCAGCCTTGGGATCAAAGCCCCACTCAGCCGCAGCCACGCGCAGGAGCTTCTCGTCCTTGCGCTCGTTGAGGTAGTCCCGACCAAGGTTGTTTAGGCTGTAGGAGAAACGGTTTTCGTCAACCACCGCACCCGTAATCATGGTATCTATGATCCGGCCCTCGACCTTGATGCCCTCGGCGCGTAGCCAGCCAACATCGTAGGTCGCGTTGTGAAATATCTTGTCGATGTGCGGCGTAGCCATCTGCTTCTGCAGCCACTTGAGCGCGATCCTTGCATCCATGTTGTGCCCATTGGCGTGGCGGATAGGGAAGTACCCCTCCCAGTCGCCCGCAGCTACAGCGATGCCCACCACAAACCCGTCCTTGCGCACCCAACCTGGGCCCAATGTCATCAGGTTCGGGTCACACGTCTCAAGGTCCACGGCTATCTGCTTGTGGTGCGTCAGGTCAGGGAACTCTGTCGGGATGTTCCACGCCAGTTCCTTGGGCTGGTTCATCTGCGCAGCGATGATGCTGTCTTTTGTGAATCCATTAGTCATTGGACTTGCCCAGTATCTTATCCAGCCGCTTTGAGATTGTCTTCTCTCGCTCAGTGAACTCTCCGCCCAATGCGCTGTACCCACACTTGTCGATCCACGAATCATCATGGTGGATGTCGTTGAGCAGCCGCGCTGTCTTCACCCAGTCCATCATCAACGCAACATGCTGCGGTGTGACGTACCCGTGGGTGGTCATGGCGTTGCGGATAATTGTATTCCAGCCCTCGGCAATGCGCTCGAAGTTCTCGTATGCATCCCCGTAGTCCTCGGCCCTCTGTCCGTTGATATACTCCCCGGCGGTGGCTAACACTTCATCTCGTTTCATATCTCGTACCTGTATGATTTGTCCGACTCGATTAAGTAGAGGTTCTCTTTGCAGCGGGTAACCGCAACATAAAAGATCCTGTGCTCATCCTCCGGATGTTTCCCTTCAACGCAGTTCTTGGTTGACCCCAAGTATACTGCCACGTTGTCGTCCTCTCCCCCCTTCATAGCATGGATAGTTGAGATCTTGATCCTCGGCTCTTGGTAAATGTTCTCGCCTCGCCGCTCGATGGCACGGATGTAGATCTTCTCTTCCTCCGACATCTTGATCACGTCCATAGGATGCGTGTCCCTCGGTGCAATCAAACCAAACTCTTTGACCAGCATGTCATAGGTCAACAGGTCCTCGGACCCCGCAGCATCAAGCAGAGTCGTAGCCCCACGCCGCACCGCTGCAAACGCCCCCATCTTAGGGACAGCCTCGTACAACTTGCGCACCCTGCCGATGCCAATAGCCTGACCGTCCACCAGATCACGCCACACCTCCATGGCCTCGACCTTCTTCTGGCTCACAGACCAACGCCCCTTCCGGCTGTAGAAGTAACCGTCCTGCTCCAACTGCTCCGCGATATCGTTGACGTACTTGTTGATCCGCGCTTGGATGGTCCACGATCCTTGGTTCAAGGGCAGATGCCACAGTGCTCCCACTGTACGGACGCTGCCTTCTTCCTCTCGAGGGTAGAACTCTTTCTCCAACCGCCCAGGTATCCGCGCAGAGATACGCATAGCAAGCTCCCAGACGCTCCGTGGTAGGCGGTAGGACTGGTTGAGTACTTCCGTCCTGTCTGTGCTTTCCTTGAACCGTTCGATGTCTACGGAGGTCCAGCGGTGGATAGCTTGGTCATCGTCCCCAGCAATCAGAACCTCGGTCGCAAACTTCGACATCTTCTCAACCATCGTCCACTGCAGCGGGGTCAGATCCTGTGCCTCATCCACAATCAGCATGTCCAAGTGCGGAGGATCCGCAATGTCTATGTAGTTGGAGATCATGTCCGTGAAGTCTACCTTGTTCTTCTTGGACTTGTACTCTGCCAATTGCTGGGAAACCTGCACCAGCTTGGAGAAGTTCAGCGAGTAATCCTCTTCGTAGTTATACTCATAGTCCAAGGTCGCTTCACGATAGACCGCCCGCATAATCAATTGCAGGTACTTGGACCCCGATCCTCCCATCGCAGGAACAGCAACCCCGTCATCCATAGAGGTAGAATCCGCGCCTTTAAACTCCAAGCCTAGTATCTTACCCAGAACCTTGTAGTCCTCGCCGCTCATAACGTCCCCGCGCTCAAGGCCCAGACCATGGTAGCCCGTAGCATGTAGCGTTCTGAAATGTGGGAAGTCGTTCTTGGTCAGGTTAAACTTCGTCGTCGCCCGCTCAACAAACTCTCCAATCGCCTTGGTTGTAAACGAAACCACACCGATACGAGAGGGATGCACACCCTCTTGCAGCTTGGCTTCAACCCGCTCGATCAAAGTGTACGTCTTCCCGCAGCCAGGTGGCCCGAGGATCAGTGTCGCGTTATCGATCACGGCGATTCTCCAACCACGCCTCGATCTCTTTAGGATCCCAGCGGCTAGCCGCACGTTGGGCATCAGCGTTGCCCAGCTTGTAAGGCTTGGGGAAGTCGCCGTCGCCCACCCACTTGTATATGGCGGACTCTGATACACCGAGCCACTCTGCCACATCCTTGGCCTTCATCATCTTAGAAAGGGATGTCATTGTTAATCTCCTCTACAGGCAGGGATACATCTATGTTCTCGAAAGCAGGGACCCACCATACTCGGATCGTGGACCTTGAACCGTC